ATCTTCTCCTAAGCCTGCAAGTTCTTTTGCCTTTTGTAGCCAAGATTTTTCTTTTTTCTTTTTGTTTTTATTTTTATCTTTTGGCTCGTCTTCGTATCCTGGAAAATTAATAGCACTTCCAATTGATGCTTCTGTTTTAGGTTTTCCTTTAATGTGAGATTTAACCTTATCCACCAAATAACTCCCATCGGTGGAAAGCCAATGCCTAATATCTACATCTTTCATAATCCAATCTTTTAATCCAGCTGGATCGTCTTTATACTTTTCCATAGCTTGAAGTATTGCAATTTCCTCTGGGGGGATTTGTGAAACTTCTGGTTCGCCAAATAGTTCAGCAGCAGCACCTCTAAGAGGATCTAATATATTATTTTCTTCTTGTACACCTTCAGCAGGTACAGCATCCATGACGCCCATACCTTGTCTTACAGCGGCAAACATTTCTTCTGCTAGTTCTGGTCTAGGCGTTCCTTCTGAAAATGCTTCTAAATTTCCATCAGCCGCTGCTTGCCGCATTTTACTTGCACTCATACCTTCTGCACCATCTGCATCTGGATCACGCTCGCCTGCACTTACTACTTCAATTGATTTAAAACTAAAAGGAACATTGCCTGACTTATCAGGTTGTCCATTGTAGGTATCGAAAAGTTTTTGGAAACCTTCAACACGATCAGATCCTGCTACAAATATAACTTCGTCATAACCTAATTCTTGAATCATTTGTAATGCTTGGATAGGTGTTTTAACTTTAGGATGTCCTAATGTAACTTCTGGAAAGAAAAATTTAGCATAGCGCAACTTTTCTGTGAAACCTAACGGATCTGTTTTAGGCTTTTGTGTTTGACTAAGAAATACATAGTGGTCGCCCGGATGACTTTTAACTGCTTCTACTAACTTTTGATGTCCGATAGTAGGAGGATTCATACGACCAAACGTCATGACCGCTTTTCTCGAAGATTCAAATAATTGACGTAGTTTCATTAATATGCTCCATTTTCAATTTCTTTTAATTCTTCAGAGCATATTTTTTCAATAATAGCTTCTCTGTCTTCTGCTGTAAACACATCTGCAGGCGCTTTTGCAATTTTATATTTTTTGCAATAACTATTAATACCGCTGTCTACCATATTACCTAACACACTTCTGTTTAAGTTTTGATTATTACGATATTCGTCTGCAACGCTTGCTATTGCTGGAAAATATTTTTTACGATAAAAAATAGGATCGTTGCGCATAAACACTACTGCATCGTCTACAATATCGAATGAAAGACTATTTTGATCTTGTTGTGCAAATTCATTTATTTTCATATTACCATTTCCTACACGACCAATATCTTGCCTTATGACGCGGTCCTGGATTATCACAATTATGTCTTGCACGGAAACTTCTACGTCTTGCAGGATTGGACTTTTTGATTTTCATGTCAGGATCACCAAAGTTAACTTTTACTACGTTGCCCTTTGGGTTCTTTACATATACTTTAAACTTCTTAACATCGCCACGCATCGGCTTGCCTAGTTTTACTTTACGACCTTGATACTCTGCTTCGTCCAATTCGTCATCATCTTCATTAAACCACATAACGCCGTATTCTTCAAAAAAGTCATCACCGTCGTATATTTCTTCGTCTTCTGCAACGTCTACATCGTCTGCACTGATTTCGATATCAAAGTCTTCATAGCCTTGTTCAAATACATAGTCTGCTAAACGTTGTGCAAATTCGTCTGCTTCTTGTTCTGTAAGTGCAGCAGGCAAAGGCATTTCAAATACAGTTGCGCCTTGTTCTGTTTCATATATTACACTATTCGGAAACACTGATTCATTAAGTGCTTCACTTAGTGTTTCTTGTTTTTCCATTACTACTCTTACAAAATGTTCCATTATAGTATCCTTATTATGTTCCTATTACCATGAAGCTAAACTCGTAGTTTCCTGCACTCTGGGTAGTGGCAGGAAATGTGTTTTGTGATACAAATTGCAGTCTTTGTACCCTTATTTTAAATCCAGAGGTAGTTTTGTCAAATATTTGACAAAAACTATTGTCAGAACCGTTATCTATTGATACGTTTACAACATAAAATGTATCACTCATATTTGTGTCAAAAGTTATTTGTAAGTCGGAGCCGAGTAATGAAGCTGAAAAATTTCCGGATCCGCTATCGATAGTTGATCCGTCTAAATGACCGTAGTGTGTAATAATATTTCTTCCTGAAACACTAGGTGGAATAGTTCCAGTAAGGTTAGCAGCAGGAATAGTACCATTTACACCATCTACTAGTAGTGTGCTATCGTCAGCAAATACACTACCAGTTAGGTCAGTAATACCAGTCCACGCTGTTGTCTGTGTAGTACCATCTGGAAAGGATAAAACTCCGTCGCCTTTAAAGTTCCAAGCATAATCGCCTACTGTAATAGTTGCTTTGTCAGCAGCTATCTCAGCCTGCCAAGCATTATAAGCATTTAATTGTGCTAAAGCTTCATCTTCCAGCTCTTGCGGAATAANAGGATTGACAGCTCTTCTTTGTACTACTAAATCATAGTAAGTGTAATCTGAAGGCGCTACTAATCCACCACCCCAATCTNCTNCGTTCAGTAAAGCATCTACTACGGCAGATTGATCAGTATACGCTGTTAGTAAATCTGGAATATTCTCTCCTGCATTAAGGTTATCTAAATCGCTTGTTAGATCACTTAATGCTGTAGGAATAGTAGGATGTGTAATAGTAACACTATTGCCACCGCTTATACTTAACGTATCTCCTACAAGTGTTAGTGTTTGTGCATCTGTGTTTAAATCTCTTATATATAACTCATCAAAGTTGTCATTGATTTTATCAAAAGCCGAGCGGATGCTTTCCCCGTCTCCGGTTAGCTCTCCTGTTCCTAAGTTAATAGTTTGCTTTGCCATCGTTCCCTACCTTAATGATTTAATCTTATCGAATTAACTGTTCCGTCGGTCCAGTTTGAAACTTTAGTACGAACCCAAACATAGTTGCCTGTGAAATTATATGATTTATTATTTGTAGTAGGTTCTGTATATTCTACATATGTTATATTTTGTTCGGCAAGTAATCCAGTAGTATCAATACTCATANTACCTGTACCTAGTTCTACAGTAAACCAATCTTCGTCTGCAGGATCAACTGCTAGCGTTCCTTGGATTTCTATTTTACCAATAAATCCTGTAATGTTTACCTGTACGGTGTGGAACCCGTCTGAACGGCCGTAGTAGCCGTCGCCCTTGTACTTTTCTCCAGTTACAGTTTGTATACTACTGTCGCTTGGGTGTGTTTGCTGTGTTAATATTGTTTCTGAACTGCTCATGTATGTATTTATTCATTTTGTTCCTCAACAATGATTTTATCAATTCTAGAAATTGAATTTCCTAGCATGAGAGAAACTAAACTAATTGTNTTTTCGTTCTTAACATAAAAGTACAATCCGTGAGCATAGCTATAGGTTTCCGTTTNTATTATGTNTCTAAGNGTAGGACCAATACGTATCTTATCAGAATTTTTAAGAGCCCATCTTTTAAACTCGTCGGGAATTTTTCCTTTAAATGTTAATCTATATTCCCAACCTGTCATTTTAGGAGTCATTATAACTGTATTAGGTTGTATAAGCGTATTAGGTTCCCAAAGTTCTTCTACAGTATTTCCTAACTTTTCTATTAATTCTAAAAGCCAATCTACTTGCTCGGCATATATTATCATAGTTTTGCCTTCTACACGTACTCTATAATTTTTATTTCGACATAGTGCAGAGTACATAATTTGTGCATAGTGCAGATCTTTAAGACTGATGTTAATAGTTTTTGCCCAAAGATGTATTTTTAATAAAGTTTGTTTTTCTTGATTATATTGACGTTGTAAGCTATCTAGTGTTTCTCTGATATAGGGGAGATCGGCTCCCCTAAACCAGTTTGCTATCGGCGAAACCCATATTAACTTATATGAATATTTTCCATAAAAGAGTTTATTAGTGTTAAGCCTCTTCAATCACAGTGTCCTTTACTGTTAATTTAATGCTATTGTCGACAAAATCTATAACAATNTTCCCACCATTTTTTAGATCACCAAACAGCATCAGTCTAGATAACGGACGTTTAATTTCGTTATCGATAACACGTTGTAACGGCCTTGCACCCATTTTGGGATCAAAGCCTTTATCAACTAGATAATCAAGAGCTTCGTCTGAAACTTCAATAGCAATATTTTTGTCAACAACCATGTCTTTAAGCTCAACAAGGAACTTGCCAACAATCTTCATCATTACTTCTTTGCTTAGTTTAGCAAATGTAATAGTAGCATCGAGTCTGTTTCTAAATTCAGGCGCAAAGAACTTCTTAAGATCAGTATCCTCATATTCTTTTTCAAAGTCATCGCCGAATCCAATTTGATTTTTTTCAGCCTCGTTTGCACCTAGGTTAGTAGTAAGAATAATAACACTATTTCTAGCATCTGCTTCCTTACCATTAGACCCGGTAATTTTACCATTGTCCATAATCTGCAATAAGATTTGCGAAACATCAGGATGCGCTTTTTCGATTTCATCTAGCAGTAGTACGCATCCTGGATGTTCTTGTAGTTTTTCAATAAGAAGACCGCTGGTGTCTTCATGTCCTACATAACCAGGTGGCGAACCAATTAACTTAGCAACACTATGCTTTTCTTGATATTCGCTCATATCAAAACGTACAAGTTCTACACCTAGTTGATTTGCAAGTTGTTTTGCAGTTTCAGTTTTACCAGTACCAGTTGGGCCCATAAAGACAAAAGAGCCAATAGGTTTGTCTACACTCTTAAGACCTGCTTGACTTACAAGGATTTTATCTACAATAGTTTCGATTGCTTCATCTTGACCAAACACTGTATTTTTAAGATTCTTTTCAAGATTAGCAAGACTTTCGTTTTCTCGTTGTGCAATAGTATCTTCAGAAATCTTAACACTCTTAGAGATTTCAAATTGTATATTAGGTTCGTCTACAATTCTTTCTTCAGCAATAGTGTCATTTAGTTTAAATCTAGCACAAGCCTGATCAATTAAGTCAATTGCTTTGTCTGGAAGTTTTTTGTCTGCTTGATACTTAATAGACAAGTCAACGGCTGCTTTAATTGCGTCTTTAGTAATAGTTGTATTATGATAGTCTTCATAGTACTTTTTAATACCTGACAAGATATCAATAGAAACGCTTCGACTTGGTTCGTCAACTGTAACTCTTTGGAATCGACGCATCAATGCACGATCCTTTTCAAAATACTTGCGATACTCGTCCCAAGTAGTCGAAGCAACAACTTTTAGATCTCCTTTAGTAAGTGCAGGTTTCAACATATTAGCCATGTCGTTCGAACTACCACTACCGGCCGCGCCGGCACCACTCATCATGTGTGCTTCGTCAACAAACATAATAGTCTTGCCTTTTTTCTGCAATCCGTTAAGAACAAGTTTAAAACGTTCTTCAAAGTCGCCGCGATACTTCGAACCTGCGAGCATTGCACCAATGTCTAAATTGTATACTTGGTATTCTTTTAAAAATTCTGGAACATTACCTTGTACAATATTAAATGCCATACCTTCTGCAATTGCAGTTTTACCTACGCCTGGATCGCCTACCAATATGGCATTATTTTTGCTACGGCGTCCTAGTGCTAGTGTAATAAGTTCCAATTCTTCTGAGCGGCCAATTACTGGATCAATTTTATTACGCTTAACTTCGTCGTTGAGATTAGTTGTAAATTGTCTTAATGCCTTTTGTGAGGCTGAGGAAATTTCTTCATCTTGNTATTCTGCTTCNATCTCACTGTTTATAAAATCTGCAAATGTATCTTTTTGTATACCGCCACGTTCAATGTAGTAGTAAGCGTATGACTTCTTCTCACTAAGCATACTAAGAAGTACATCCGATAGTTCAATTTCGCCACGTCCGCCAAATAATACTTGTGTGAATGCTCGGTTAAGTACACGTTCTACTGTTTGTGTCTTCTTGGGCTTAAACTTATCTCCGTCAATAATTAAGTCATCGCATTTTGTTTTAAGATAGTGTTCGAGATTGCTTTTGATATAATCAATATCTGCACCATATCCTTGCATCATCGAATAGAAATTATCTGAACAACACATGGAAAATAGCATATGCTCTAAGGTTACATATTCGTGTTTTAGCTTTCTAGCATCTTTAATAGCTTTCTCAAAGACTAATTGTAGTTCTTTACTTGGCTCAACCATGTATCAGTTTCCTCTGTTTTTTAATTCGTTTTTTCTTAGCAAAGTCTAGTTTTAGTTTACTAACTCTATCCGTAAATTCTATACCTTGTAGATGATCATATTCGTGCAGGAAGCATCTTGCATCAATATCATATAGTTCTATTGTACATTCTTTTGCTGTAATGTCAAGGTATTTTGCTACAAGTCTTTTAGGTCTTTTTACCGATATAAACAACTCGGGATGACTTAAACAACCTTCTGGCATTGATTCCTGTTCTTCCGATATCTTTTCGATTATAGGATTAATTATTGTTAATGGAGTTTTGTCTGAAAGAATAATAGGCTTCATTACAAATATCTGAGCATCTAGTTCTACTTGATTTGCACTTAGACCAATACCGCCTTCTTTAAGCATCAATTCGATCATTTCTTTAGAAATACTTTTTGCATCTAAAGTATCAAAGTCAAATTCTTTAACTTTTTTCTCTAACCAAGGATCAGGAGATTTTACTAATTTCATCATTTAAGTCTCTTACTTTCTTTATAATTTTTTCGTCTTGTATTGTCGGAACAACACCAATAATTTTTATGTATAAGTTTCCTCTGTTTCCTCTTTTTACATTAGGTATTCCGTATCCTGTAACTGAAAATGTTGTACCAGACTGTGATCCTTTTGGTATTTTTAAATTTATTCTTTTACCCTCCGGAGAATGTATTTCTATTTCTGTTCCTGTCATTAAGTCTAATATACTAATTTTTTTAGTTGTTGCAATATCAAGTCCGTCAACGATCCAGTCTCTATTCTTTCTTATTTTAATTCTTAGAAGTAAGTTTCCTCTAGGTCCAGGTAAACTATTGTCGCCGTGTCCATCAAACTTTATAACATCTCCATTTTTACATCCTGGTGGCAAATGTATGTCTAACATTTCTTGTTTTCCACTAGGTATATTATACTTGATTGTAATGTTTTTTCCTACGAAGCAATCTACCAAATCTATAGTATAAGATATTTGTACATCTCTATTACCTCGTGTCCTGGATTGTCTTCCCCATTGACCAAAACCTTGTGCAAATAGATCTTCGAACGGATGTCCACTCCCCATATTGCTTGTATTAAATCTATATTCGGGTTGAGGATTATCATATTCCGCACGTTTTTGCGGATCCTTTAGCGTACTATATGCTTCGTTAATTTGCTTAAATGTTTCTTCGTTGCCGCCGCGGTCGGGGTGATGTTGCATACTCATTTTTTTGTATGCTTTTTTTAAGTCTTTTTCCGTGGCATTTTTAGGAACACCTAGTATAGAATAATAGTCCATGCTAATATTTACCGCACGGACTATTAGTTTTAAGTATTACTGATTACTTCTTTTTGCTATCAGAGTAAGCATTACCACCAATGAACGCCATTACAATCGCTGCAACTGAAACAAAGTATGTTGCTGCCATATCACCTAAAATTTTACCAGCACCATCTAAGCCAATTAAATGTGCTAGTACTACTGCAAATGGATATAGTAGCATACCAAATAATGCAAACCAAGCCATATTACGCATTGCATCTCTACGTGCATCTGCGTCTTCAAAGGCTTTGCGTTTGAATTCTAATTCCATTGCGTACTCTTCTGCACTAATATGTCCATCACCGTTTGCATCAGCTTTTGCAGCAACAGATGCATCCATAGTTACTGTTTTTTTATCTTCGCTCATTTAGATTTCCCCTCAAGTTTAGCGATACGAGCCTCAAGCTCGTCAATCTTATCAGTTATTTTAGGGTACTTTACACGCCAAGCATTTGGATCATTTTGTAGCCATGTCCAACCCCAGCGTATTGCTAGATATTCAAGTGTAGCGTCAAACTTTTTAACACCCCATGTTGCCATGCGTGTGTCTTTGAACCAAAACAAAAATG